TGTTCCAAGTGAGAACACATCAGGGCGCAAGATTAAGGCGTCGAAGGACAGCCGCCAACTCCTGTAGTTGCATTTCGATATCGCGGAGGCGCTTCTTATCGCGCGCAACGGCCTCGACAGCCCTTTGGCCGTCTTCGTCCAACTCACGGTACAGCTCAAGCATGGCGCGCTCAGGCGGTGGCATGCCGTAGCCGCCTCGATCTTCCTGCTGTGAGCCAATCGCGGCATTTCGCCGCAGCATTTCTCCTTCGCCAGTCAGTAGCCAGTCGATCGATATTCCCAATTGAGAACCTAGACTGATAAGCGCATCTGGACGAGGCTCGCGATGGCCGCCAGCCCAGTTCTGTAGAGAGCTATAAGGGATTCCGCTTTGTTCTGCCGCTTGCTTGAGCGTAAGGCCTTGGGCCTCTATCGCAGCTCGGATTCGCCTACCTATTCCCATTTGGGAAAAATCCTCTTGACTGTTCCCGGTTGGGAACTTAATCTCGCCTCGCATTGGGAACATATTAGCTAACCGGGGACCGCCGAACCATGAACAAGCGCCAAATCCACGCTCGCCTCATCGAGCAGGGCCTCACATTCCGTCAATTCGCCATCACCAAAGGGTATGACCCGCGCACCGTCACCCAGACCGTGGCGCGCTGGGCAGGTTCCCAGACCATGCCGAATGGCCGGATTGCGTTCTCCATCATGCGCGACCTCTCGCAGCAGATCGGTGTGGAGCTGATCCCCGGCCTGCTTGCACATCCCTTCGCCAAAGCCAGTTAAACCGTAACCGGCTTAAGCCACAGGGAAAACTAGAAGATGAAGCGCGAATTTCTAGCCAGCCGCCGCCAGGTGATGACCGCAACGCTCGCCGCCTACCCAGGCGGGCGTGAGTGCGCTGCCGCGCGACTGGGGCTCCCGCCGAAAAAGCTGGACAACCACGTTTACGAGAACGCCGGTAGCCGCCCGCTGAGCGATGAACAGATTCATCAGCTCGAACAAGAGGCGTGCACCACCCATCTGCCTGATTACATCGCTGCGCTGTACGGCGGCGTGTTCGTACCGCTCGCCAACCCGGACGAACTCGACAACATCGACCTGTATGCCCGTGCCCTGGTGACCACAACCAAACGTGGCGCCGTGGACCAGTTCATCGCCGACGCGCTCGCAGACGGCGTGATCGATGCACTGGAGGTAGAGGCCATCCTCACGGCACACCGCAAGCACATCGCGGCGCGTCACGAGGAAGTCCAGGCGGTGATTCTGCTTCACACCAAGCCGCAACAAGGAGAGCAACAGTGAATACCAATCTGATACCGGTGTTTCAGGGTGAGCTGCAGGGGGCTGCTCAGCAGTTGTGTGACGCGCAAGAGCTGCACCAGTTTATGGGTGTGCAGACGCGTTTCAACGATTGGGTAGCGCGCCGCATTGACCAATACGGCTTCGTTGAAGGTGAGGACTTTTACTCATTCATGAGTAAAAGCGACGGTGGAAGACCCGCCACGGCTTACCACCTCACCCTCGATATGGCGAAGGAATTGGCCATGGTCGAGAACAACGACCAGGGCCGCCAGGTGCGCCGCTACTTCATCGCCATGGAGCGCCAAGCGCGGGAAAGCCGAGGGGCTTCTTACCTCAGCATGAACCACCAGCTGGCCATGCACCGGCAGATCCCGAAGCTGATCGCCCAGCTCAAGGCCGAAACCGTGCCAGCCATTCGCGCCACGCTGTATGCACAGCTCACCCAGCACTGCCATCAGCTCGCCATTCCGGCTCCGGCAATGGACTGTGTTGGGCGTAGCGTGCAGCCGCCGCCAGGCCTGTTCGACGACAAGGTGTAAACAGCCGCAATACAGCTCCATGTCCACCGGCGGTGGGCTGGAGTCTGGCAAACAGTAGTAGGCGCCTCGGCGTCGATCTTTACCGGCATTGGCCGGGCCGGCTTTACGGCAACAGGGGAGGGGAACCAGTGAGCGTAGCCAACAACGGCGGATACAAATGCCTATGCCCGGCCTGTGGCCAGCGCATGCGCATCCGCAACAGCGAGGCGCAAACGCCGACGTTCAAAACGATGTACGCGCAGTGCATGAACATGGCCTGCGGTGCGACCTACGCCGGGTCGCTGACCTGGGATCACGCGCTCAGCCCATCCGGGCTGGACGCACCACGCGTGGTATTGCCGGTGGCGCCATCGGTGCTCCGCATGCAGGCGCTGCGCGACGGCCGCGAGAGGACCGACCAGCTCGACATGCTCGACCAAATGGAACCGGAGGTAGCAACCGCATGAACGTCTCGACCATCAACGACGCCCAGGAATACCGGGCAAGCATGCAGCGCGCCGCGCTGACCTTTGTGCAACGCCACCAGGGCGAGCACCTGACTGACGATGGCCACCTGTTCGCGCGTGCCGTCAGCTACCTGGTCAACTCGCTGGAGGTACCGGCATTCATGGCTGACCGACTGGTGCACTTGGCTATGGGCGAGCTGGAATGCCTCAAGCGCCCGGTGATCGGCATCGACTACGCCTCCGGTGCAGACGAAACCCGCGTAGCCCTCATCAATTTTTTTTCGGGTGAGGCGGTATTAATCCCCCTGCGTCACCTGCCGGCGCGCCTGCAGCCGCCCGCGGCGCCGCTGGCTGCAGCAGCCACTCACTGATCACCCCCTGAATTGACCAAAGCCCATGCCCGCCTTTGCGCGGGTAGGGGAAAGTTGCGCCCGAACGGTGGCCCCATGAGTACAGACGTTTCCATCCAAATCCAGCTGAACAGCGCCCAGGCCGAGGCCTATCTGCGCTGGCTGACCAGCCAGTACGAGCAGCTGATGGCTGCCTGCTGGTACGACGATCGCTACCGCTTCACCCCGCAGGGCGAACGCGGCCCGAAGATCCTGCGCGACCAC